GGAAGACAACGTCGTGCTGCGAACCCTGAAACAACTCGGCTACGCCTTCGTCCGGATCGAGCGGCTGCTCGGCCGCAACAAGGACGGCATCGTCTGCACGCTGACTTTCGAGGCCTGGTCCGACAACAAGATCAACCGGAAGTATCGGCACTGCGTCGTGGACGTCGATCCTATCGAGGAGGCCGCCTGATGCCCAAGAGAATAACGCGGGCGGAAGCCAACTACCGCAAGGGCAGTCCGGTCGAGTGCTGCGGGATCTGCGCCTTCTACCAGGGCCACAACCGCTGCTCGCAGGTAATGGGCGACATCAGCCCCTACGGATTGTCGGACGTGTTCAGGGCCGAAGGCAATCCGTTCGGCCGGACCATTACCGACCAAGAGAAAATGCAAATCAGAGCCATGGCTGCGAGGTAAACGACATGCCGCTTTCTCCCGGCGCCAACAACCAGTCCTACCTCGACCCGGCCGCCAACGGCCAGCGCAACAACCTCGCGTCGGCGCTGATGAACGTCGCCGCGCCGCCGCCGCAGACGGCCATGCAGCCGGGAGCGATGCCGGCCATGCCGGGCGGCGCCATGCCGCCGGTACCGCCGCCGCAAATGCCGCCGCCGGGAACCGGCGTGCCGCAACTGGGCGGGCCGATGCCGGGCATGCCGACGCCGGGAATGCCTACCCCAGGCATGCCGCCGGCAAACGTGCCGCTGTCGCCCGGCATGCCGCCGATCCCGCCGCAGCCGGGAATGCCGCCGAGGTACTAGGCCATGTCTTTCCTGAAGCCCGATCCGCCGACCCCGCCGAACCCGATCGATACCGCGCGGGCCGCGACCGGCACCAACGTCGGCACCGCGATCGCCAACGCGCAACTGCAAAACATCAATCAGGTCACGCCGGGAGGCAATCTCCAGTACTCGACGACCGGCAACTACGACTGGACCGACCCGACCACCGGGGCGACCTACAGCGTTCCGCAGTTCACGGCGACGCAGACCTTGTCGCCTTCGGGAACGTGGACAAACGCCAAGCAGGAACAGACCAAAGAGTTATTGGCCGACACCGCCTACAAGCAGGCCTCGCGGGCCGCGGGCGTGCTCGGCACCACGTTCGCCCCGACCGCGACCGGACCGCAGGGCGGGCAGGCCGGCAGGATTTCCGCCCTTCCGGCCGCGGCGACGACGTTCGCGGGCGGCGGCCCGATCCAGAAAAGCCTCGGGCAGCAAGGCGACATCACCCAGACCTACGGGCCCGCCGACAATTTCAGTGCCGATCGGCAGCGCGTCGAAAACAGCCTGATGGCGCGGATGAACCCGCAGTTGCAGATCGAGCAGCAGCGGGTGCAGCAGCAACTCGCCGACCAGGGCATCCGCTACGGCTCGCAGGCCTACGGCGACGCCATGACGAACTACTCCCGGCAGGCCGACGACGCCCGCTGGGGCGCGATCCAGAACGCCGGCCAGGAGCAGCAGCGCATGGTGCAGGAGGCGGCGCAGCTCGCCGCCTTCCAGAACGCGGCGCAGCAGCAGGGCTACGAGCAAAGCCTCGGCGCCGGGCAGTTCGTCAATGCGGCGCAGGCGCAGCAGTTCGGGCAGAACGCGCAAGCCGCGCAATTCGGCAATCTCGGCCTCGCCCAGCAATTGCAGCAGCAGCAGGCCGCCTTCAATGCCGCCCAGGCGCAGCGCGGCGCCTACATGCAGGAGCAATTCGCCCAGCGCAACCAGCCGCTGAACGAGATCGCTGCGTTGATGTCGGGCAGTCAGGTGGGCCAGCCTAATTTCGTCAACACGCCGGGCGCGCAGATCCCGACGACCGACGTGGCCGGACTGATCAACCAGAACTTTGCCCAGCAGCTCGGGATCTACCAGCAGCAATCCCAGAACACCAACCAACTGATAGGCGGCGTGCTGGGACTGGGCGCGGGCGCGCTCAGAGCGTCCGATCGCCGCCTGAAGGAAAACGTCTCCAAGATGGGCACGGTGTTCGCGGCCGATGCCGAGGGCGAGCGCAAGCAACTGCCGATTTACGCCTACTCCTACAAGGCCGACCCGGCGTCCGCGCGGCACGTCGGCCCGATGGCGCAGGACGTCGAGAAGATTACGCCGGAGGCGGTCGAGGAGCACGGCGGTCGCAAGTTCATCCGGCCCAGGGAAGTCATGGGTAGCATAATGAGGGCAGGGTAATGGCAGACGAAAATGCCTTGGACACGCTGAGAAGCTATCTGATCTGGCCGGACAGCGGCAAGAACACCAACCAGCAATTGCGCCAGCGCATTGCCCTGCAAATGATGTCGCAAAGAAAAGGCTATCCGAAAAACATCGGCGAGGGCTTGACGGCGATCGGCGACGCCATCGGCGACATGGGCACGGCGAGGATGCTGGAGAGATCGGCCGCGGCGGGCGCGGAAGCCGACAAGGCCGACGTGGAGAAGATGACGGGAGGAACCGAACCCTACGCAGCGCCGCCACCTCCGAAGGTTAGCGCTTACCCGGAGCCGGTCGTCCCGACCGCGACGGTAGTCGACACGCCGCCGCCGGTCGTCGCGCGCTCCACGGTGCCGCCGCCGGTCGTCCCGGTCGTTCCTTCGGTGCCGGACGACGGGTCTTTCAACAGCCGGTTCGATGCCGCACGGCCCTTCAGCGGGCCGCGGTCGGACGTGCCGCCGCCGGCCGCGCCGGTCTTGGCGGCGGTCGATCCCATGGCCCGCAACAGGATAGCAGCCCTGGCGATGCAGAACGGAACGGCTCCGGGGGTGCCGCAACAAAACCCTATGCTGGCGGGGTCCGTACCCCGCGCTATGGGACCGGCCCCTTCGGCCGCTTCTCTCCCTTCCGGTTCTCCTGACCAGCGCTTGGCGCTGGCTCCGACAGGCACGGTGTCCGACGCGCCGCCGATCCTGCCTTCCGGCATCCGGACGGCGCCGCCGGTACCGCCGGACATTCGAGCCGTGCCGCCTCCCGTGCGAGTAGCGGAGACCGTCAATCCGTACGAGGCCGCCGCGCACGAGCCGGTAGTGCCGTCGCAAGTGCCGATGACGAGGCAGGAATTCGAATTGCGCAAGGCGGCGAGCGATCCCAACCGGCCGGAACGGGCGCAGATGCTAAGGCCCTACATCGAGCAACTGGAAGCCAACAGGAGCGCCGAAAACGCGCGCCGCGTCGAGCAGTACAGGAAAGACCTCGAGCTTCACAACCAGCTTAAAATGAAGGGCTTGGAGTACAGGGCAGGCGAGCCGGAGCGAGTTCTGAACAGGGAAAAATTGCAGCAGGAAATCGCCAAAGGCAAAATCCCCGAGGTAAAACAGGACGTCGAAACCGGACTTGTTTTCAATCCGGCAACCGGGGAGTGGGAGCAACCCAGGATAGCCGGTGCCGATCCCGACAGAAAGCCGCCCTTCAAGGGCTCCGAATTCCAGGGCAAGGCAATGGTCAATTACGGCCGCGCCAGACTTGCCCAAGAAGGCTTGAGGGGCGCCAACGAGCAGTTGCTGGCCGGCAGTCCGGTGCAATCCACGCTGAGCTCGTTGCCGTTCGGCGTGGGACGTCCGTTGCGCAGCGATGCCTACAAGGAAGCCGATACCCACGCGGAGAACTTCGTCCAAGCATTCATCCGCCAACAATCCGGCGGCGCCTACACGCCAACCGAATTGGAGAGCGAGGCTCGGGCAATGCTGCCCAGATACGGCGACAGCGAACAGATAATCCAGAACAAGCGCGAGCAGCGCGAGCAATTTCTCAACGGCATGTACAGTATCATCGGCTCGAGCGGACAAAAAAGCGTCGACATCGATGCCGCCAGACGAGAGGCCGATCGGGCGGCGCACCCCGCCAAGGAGACAAAACCAGTCGATCCGCTCGAGGGGCGCGAGGCGGTATTCCCCGACAAGTCCATTCGCGTTCGCCGCGACGGGAAATGGGTTCCGAAATAATGGCAGACGATCTCCCCCCAGGCGCAGTCTTGCTGCCAGAGAAGGCCCCGCCGACCGGCTTGCCGCCCGGCGCCGTGCTGATCGAGGACCCCTACCGCAAGGCCGCGATCGCCGAGCGCGATCGCCTCGTTGCGGCCGGCGCCACCCTGCCGGAGGGCTACACGAGCCGATTGACCAAAGGTCTCGGCCTGAACTGGACCGACGAAATCATGGCGGGAATGACGACGCCGCTGGAGATGATCAAGCGCGGCGTCGGTCCGGTCGAGGCTTACCGTTACGCCAAGGCCAGGGAAGATTTGGAAACGGAAAAGGCGCGCGAGAATACCGGCGCGCTCGGAACGGCCGTGGAAGTGCTGGGCGGGCTCGCCACGGGCGGCAGGGGCGTTCTGGGTGCGACCCTGCCCAAGGCCGGAGCCGTCGTCCGGCAGGTCCCCGGCGTCATGGGCGCAATCGGCCGCTACGCCGGCAACGTCGGCAAGGCCGCCGCGATCGGCGGCGTCGCGGGAGCCGGCGAGGGCAATACCTTGGAGGAACGGGCGTTAAGCGGCGTCGTCGGGACCGTGCTCGGCGGCGTCATCGGGGCGGCGGCGCCGCCCGTCGTCAATACGGCGCGCTGGGCAGCGCAGCCCCTCACCAATCAATTGCGCAGGCTTGCCGCCAGCCCCACCTCGCCATTCGGCAGCGTGGAGGACGTCGCCGCGGGGCAGATCTCCCGCACGATAGACCGCAGCGGCAAGACTGCCGAACAAATAGCGCGCGAGGTCGCGGACGCCAACGCGTCCGGCCAGCCCTACATCCTGGCGGAAGGGATCGGCACCGAAGGACAACGACGGCTGGCAGGCATCGCCAAAAGCCCTGGGGCGGCCCGCCAGTGGATCGACAGGGATCTGGGGGAACGGGACCTCGGCCGCGGATTGCGCGCCCAGGAAGCCGTAGAGACCGGCCTGGGCGTCCCCCGAGGGCAGACGGGACAAGAGGCGCAAATGGCGCTGACCCGCGAGGCGCAAACCGCCAGCCGGCCATACTACGAGGCCGCCGAGGCGATGCAGCCGGTGTGGACGCCGCGCTTGCAGCAGTTTTTCGAGCACCCCGACTTCAAACGCGCACTCGGCGAGGGCTTCCATGCCGAGCGCACCCGAGCATTGACGGCCGGCCGCGATTTTAATCCGCGCGACTATGCCGTTACCGACTTTAACGAAGCCGGCGACCCGATCTTGGGCGCAGTGCCGAACATGAGGTCTATCCACCTCATGAAGCTCGGCATCGACCGCATGATCAACAAACACCGCAATCCGGTCACCGGCAGGGTCGATACGGCCGACCCGGCGGTGCGGGAGCTGCAGGGCGCGCAGGCGGCCTTCTTGCGCGAGGTGGACAGTCTCAATCCGGCATACGCCCAAGCGCGGGCGGCCTATGCGGGCCCGGCCCAGATCCGAACCGCCGTCGAGCGCGGGCAAGACATTCCTATGGGCGGTCGGCCGGAGGACACCATCCGGCGGTTCGAGACGCAAACCCCCGCCGTGCAGCAGGGCGAACGGATCGGCATCGCCGACCGCGTCGCGCAAATGATCTCGAAGGGCTCGGAAACAGGCCCGTTGCCGGCCTACCTTCGAAATGCCAAGGGGCGCCAGGAACTGGACTGGCTGTCGCTGCACCAGGGGCCGCGGCAACCGATCCCGCCGAACCAGTTGGCGCGAGCCAGCGACCCCGCGAGGTTCCAACCAGATCCGCTGCGCCGGGCGCTCGAGCGCGAGGCAACGATGCGCTCGACGTTCTCGCAGGCCCGCGGCGGCTCGCAGACGGCGGAAAACCTGGCCGACATGGCCGACAACCTCCCGGCGGCACCGGACATCGTCGGCGTCGGCAGCAATCTGCTCTCCGGCAACTGGCTGGGGGCGGCCAAGGCTCTGGCGCCTGCGGCACAGCGCGGCATCAAAGGCGAGACGGAAGCGCAGCGAACGGCAATGGCGCGTATCTTGATGGAACGCGATCCCAACGAGATCGCGGCCATTATGCAGCGCATCAAAGATTTGCAGGCGCGGCAACGCGCGGCGGCAGCGGCTCGCGCGGGCGCGGCGACCGGCGCTCTCGCTCCGAGCCTGACCGGCACCTATACCAACAGGAGACCCTAATGCCACGCGACGGTTCGAGCATTTACCATCGTCCGGTCGGCACCGACGCGGTCACCGACACCACGATCGAAAGCAGCAAGTACAACGTCAACGTCGCCGACGTCGAGCAGGACCTCAATCTGCCGCGCCCGATCATTGCCGGCGGCACCGCCGCAACGTCGGCCGACCAGGCGCTGCTCAACCTGTCGGCCGAAAAGGCTCGGCAAACCGTCGTCAACTGGGACAGCACGTTCTGGGTGGCCGGGTCGTTCTTTGCGGGGGCGTCGGCGTCCGGCCTCGCACCCGTGCCGGGACACGCCTTTGCCGGCATCGTCTATCATTCCGACACGATCTCCCCAGCGGCGCCGACCAATACCGCGTTGGTATGCGAGGCGACCGACCTCACCGACCCGACCAGCCCCAACAAGTACATTCGGCTGATGACTGCGGGCGTGTGGGGCCCATGGTCGATCACCAGCGGGTCCGCGGCCATTCCCGGCCTGTTCGGGGATTATATCTTCGACGGCGGCCTTACGTTCCCGCCCGACAGCGGGCAAATCAGGTTCGACAACGCTGCCCAGAATTCCACTACCGAAGTTTTCTTGTCGCACGTCACCACGGTAGGGATCGACAATACCGGCGTAATCCCGTTTGCGGTCAAATCCGGTTACGAGTTCTACGTTCAGGACAAAGACGAACCCGCAAAATTCAAAATGTTTACCGCCACCGCCGACCCGGTACTGTCGGGCGGCGACTATCGCATTACGGCGCTGTTCAGGGGCGGCGGGGTCGATCTGGTCTCCGGCCAACGCATGCTGGTCGGCGCCAACAGCGGCGCCAGCGCGACGACTTACGCCGTGCGCTACGACATCGCGCAAACCCTTACCCTCGACCAGCGGGCGCAGGCCCGCGCCAATATCGACGTTTTGAAGAAAAACTACATCCTCAACGGAGGCATGCAGGTCAGCCAGGAAAACGGCAATACCGCAGGGACGACGTCGTCCTATTATCCGGCCGACCAGTTCAATTCGGGGTTTGCGAACGCCGGCACTTGCACGATCGTGCGGACCGGCACCACGACGCCGGCCGGCTCGACCAATCGGATAAGATACCAAGTCATCGGAGCCGACGCCGTGGCGGCGGCGGGCGACTTTGCGGAGATCGTTACCCGCCTGGAAGGGCTCCGCATGGCGGATCTCTTTTTCGGTCAGGGCTCGGCGAAAACGATTACCCTGCGCTTCGGCGTCAGCGCGCCGGCCGGAACCTACTGCGTCACGTTTATCAACGGCGCCTACAACAGGAGCTACGTCGCCGAATACGTTATTACGGCTGCGGAGGCCCATACGGACGTCGTCAAAACCGTTACCGTCCCAGGAGACACTACGGGAACGTGGCCGCGAGACCACAACACGGCGATGGAGGTTCGTTGGGGCCTGATGGCCGGCGCGACGTACCAGCAAGCAGCGGGTACGTGGGGCACCACGAACGCGGTCGGCTCGCCCAACCAGTACAATTTCATGAGCATCGGCGGCAATACTTTCGACTTGTTCGACGTCGGCTTGCACGAGGGCTCGACCGCACCGCCGTTCGTGCTGCCGGAATACGACAACGAGCTCGCGACGTGTCAGAGGTACTGGGAGAGTACGTTCCCTCTGGGTACCCAACCGGCCTCGGCCGGCGGGGCCGGCGTGAGCGGGTTCCTGACCGCGCAATCGACCAGCGCCTCGGCCTTCGTCAACATGCTGATTTGGTCGCACAAGAATTTCAAGCGCGTGGTTCCGACAGTGACGACCTACAACCCGTTTAACGCAGGCGCGGGGATATCGAGTGCGGGATCGGGAAACTTCGCCGCGGCGATCTACAGCAACGGACCCGGCTACGCCGCCTTGCGGGAGACCGCGGGCGGCACGGCGGTCGGCGCCGCCCTGACCCTTCACGCCAAGGCCGATGCGAGGTTGCCGTGACAGAGTATCGACGCACCGACAACGAGCGCGTCGTTTTGCGCGTCTCGGACAACGCGCTAATTCCGGACGATCCCGGCAATGCCGATTACATCGGATATCTCGCATGGGTCGCGGCCGGCGGCGTGCCGGACCCCTACGTCGCCCCGGCGACGGCGTCGGCCGAACCGGATATCCTGTTCGACCACGAGAACCGCATCCGCGCCATGGAAGGCCGGCCGGAGCTGACGTCGGAGGAGTTCGCCAAGGCGCGCGGCAATGTCCGATGAGTATCGGGTGTCCGTGCTCGAGGAAAGAATAGTGACCAACGTCGAGCCGCAACTGCCGCAGCCGCCGCCGCCGATGCGGCAGACGGTGTATCCGGCGAGCACGGTGCAACTGGCGCACGCTACCTCGGATGCCGTGATCTCGGGCCTCGCCAAGAGCCCTTATCTTTTGGGCGTCGTCGTCATCGTATTGGTAGGGGTAGGCGCCGCCATCTACTTCCTTCAGATCTTGATTACGGGTCAGGCCTTCCACCTGAACCACATACTCGAGCAGCAGCAGCGGGCCCAGACCGAACTCATTACGCTGCACAAGCAAGAATTCGACGCCTTGTTAGAGATGGCCAACCGGCTTTCTATGGCCGCCGTAGCGTCGTCGCCGCCGGTCTCGTCGTTCTCGCAGATACCGACGCAACCACCGCAGCCGCAGCCAAAACCGCGATGAGCGAACTTCGACCGAGAACGGTAATGATCCTTATCGGTGCGGCGCTGGCGGCAACTTTGATCATCGTACTACTACTGGTGCAATCATGAACGAACATCTCAAACTATCGCCCGCGGGGGCGAACTTGATCAAGCATTTCGAAGGTTGCCTTCAGCCGCATCAAGGCAAGTACAAATCGTACGTGTGCCCGGCGGGAGTTAGGACTATCGGATGGGGCACGACCTCGGAGCACGGGAACAAAATCGCTGCCGACACGGTATGGTCGAAGGCACAGTGCGACGACGCCTTCCTTCGGGACATGGAAGCGTTCGAAAAAGACGTGCGCCGGCTCGTCAAGGTGCTGTTGCAGCCGTGGGAATTCGATAGCCTGGTTTCGTTTTGCTATAACGTGGGCGCCGGCAATCTGGCCAAATCGACCCTGTTGAAGTACGTCAATACCAACCAATTCGGCCTGGTCCCGTCCGAATTTTTGAAATGGAATAAAGCCAACGGCAAGGTTCTTTCCGGCCTGACGCGGAGACGCAAATGCGAGAGCCTGCTGTGGCAGAACGTCGTCGACGAGAACTACGACGGGATCGCCGACAAACCGCACGCGGCAGATCACCCGATGCCGCAGGCAGTCGATCCGCCGGAGGGCTGAGCCATGCTGGCATCCGTCATCACGTTCCTGATCTACGTCTGCCTGCTCGCGATCGTGATCTATCTCGTGATCTGGGTCTTGCGCGACATCATCGGGTTGCCGATCCCGGAGCGGGTGATCCAAATATTGTGGGTCATCGTCGCGTTGATCGCCATTCTATGGCTGGTGCAGATGGTGCTGGGAGGCGGGCTTCATCTACCCGCCCTCAAGTGAGGCACTGCCGCCGGCCGAACCGTTCCACCCCCGCGTTTGCACGGGCTGCTAGATGAAGGCGAAGCAGTGGGAATTGGTGTTCTGGGGCGTCGTGCTGGCGCTGCTGTTGTTCTGGTGGTGGTGGCTGCTGAATTAATGGTGCTCATTTCCGGCACCTCCATTTGTCGCCATAGGTCACCTTGTGCATGCCGTGGCGCTGGCAAACGTCTTTTTCGGTCTTGGTCTCCCGGTTGACGTTAGCCAATTGTTGGCGCGTGGCGCGGAACGTGCGGTTCATGAACTTTCGCCGCGCGTCCCAATCGGGCTGCTTGTCGGCCGCCTCGTCCGCGACGGGCTCCGCGGCGGCATGCGCCGGAGCGTCCGGAGCTACGCGCTCGGTCAGATCTTCTTTGCTGACGTCGATCGAGCCGCAGCACATCGAGTTGCCGTTGAGCTCGTAAGCCTTAAGCAAGGCCTTCCTTTTCGTGGCCTCGCTCGGCACCCACGACGGCGTATCGAACGGCATTTGCGCCAGGACGATGGTGTGCGCCGACTTTATCCGGTCCTGATCCTTTTCGGCCGGCGGCAACGGGTCCGGCCGGGTGGCGAACATCAGCAGCAGCACGGACATGGCCGAACCGGCCAGGACTACCTTGGTTATGGTCATGCGTTTCCCTCCGGCACGACCATGTTGCGAAACACGTCGTTTATCACGAACTCGTCGAGTTCGCGAAACAGCGCGTCTATGCAAGCATTGCTTTCGGACTTGTTCCGCATCCGCAGGGCCTTGAAGAACAGCAACCACGTAGTCGTTGCCCCCGCAAAGAACGCCTTTCGCGCGTTTTCTTGTTCGGCCTCGGAAGTATCGAACAAAACGTCCGCGCAGAACTCCTCCCAGCTTTCCTGCAAGTTCTCGAACGGCAATTCTGGTCCGGTCGGTTTTTTCAATTTTGCCTCCCTACTTTGTTCGTCGGCAATTTGAGGAAACTCAGAATTAATTGCGCCATGTTCAGGATCTGGCCGATGCGGATTTCCTCCGCGGCGACCTCGGCGTAGCTCTCTTCTTCCAGCGCCATCTCGGCGACGGTCTTGAGCGTGCTCAGGACATAGTTGAGCGCCTGTCCCACCG